TCAAAGATAATTATCATCCAACAGGACAAACCAGAACTGGTTATGCTGAACCTAAATGGGTTAGTAATCTGAAAAACTATGAAACAAGTATTTTGTTGCTTGATGATAGTTTCCGTTCTTTTTAGTTAAACTTTTGTTAATAAATCTTAATTAATATTTTATAATATCATATTATATTATCTTTACATAAAGATAATAATATGAAATTACAATCGCTTTCAACTTACAATTTAAAAGAATTTAGACATATTCCTGGAATTTATTTAATTAAAATAAAACATAGGGATTATGTGGGTTCTTCTCTAAACTTAGAAAATAGACTAAGTAGATATAGATCTTTTGCAAAAGCTAAGACTAAAAAAAGCAAACGATATATAAATGAAATTATCATGCGCTGTATGATAAAATACGGAGAAGAAAATGTTAAGTTTAAAATTCTTGAATATTGTAAGAAAGAAGATCTTTTAGAAAGAGAAAAATTTTGGATAGAAAAAAAGAAACCATTTTGTAACTTTAAATTAGATCCAACTACCCAACAAAATTGTAAAACAACTAGTAAAGAGGTTTATCAATTTTCATTAAGTGGTGAATTTATTAAAAAATATCCTTCTGTTAATGAAGCAGAAAGACAACTTAATATAGTTGGCATTTCTGTAATTGCTCGTGGAAAACATGAGTATAAAAAATCATCAGGGGGATATTTATGGAGTTATACTGACAAATGTATTGTTTATGAAAACAATAGCAAATTAGCAAAAATAAAATCAGTTTATTTAATAGAGAATAATAAAAAAATATTCTTTAAATCAATTGCTGATTGTGCTAGATTTGTTATTGACAAATATGGTAATTTATATCCAAATTTTGATTCTTTATGTGCAGTTATTTGCTCAAGAAAGAATCTGAAACTAAAGACAACAAAATATATTAATTTAGATTTTATTAATATTGATGGGAACGTAATCTCGTGAATCTGGGAACATCCTTATGGGACAACCCTAATCCAAGCTTTGTAGAAATACACTGAAGGATCAACGACTACTTTTAGTAATCTTACCAGGTGGTGCTGAAGATGAAAAAGGCAAGAGTGCGAGAAATATTATTATATTCTACCAAGAATTAAACGTAATATTATGAGATAGTCTGAACTATATAGTAATATATAGAATCAAGAGATAAAGAGCTCTTGAGATAACAATATGCATCAGAGATTTATGAATGCGTTAATGGAGCTTAACAGCCTCTAAAATAGGTTCCTAATTCTGTGAACTGTCTGGAAAGCTAAGGTTAAACACTATGCCAATCAGCAGCCAAGCTTTATAGAAATATAAAGAAGGTTCAACGATCATCCAATGAATCTTAACAAGTGATGTTGAAGATAATAATTTGGGCAAGAGCGCAGAACTATGAGTTATGTATATCAATACTTAAAGCTTATAGAAGATATGATCTGAACTTACAGGAAACTGTAAGAATCAAAGTTTAAACGACTTTGAGATAACAAAAATGTATTAATAGAGGTGAATACTATGGATGGAAACTTCCTCCTGGTTGTAACATTGTTATGACTAATAATCCAGAAGGTGATGACTTCCAAGTTTTAACTAGAGACTCAGCACAATCCAGTCGATTTATGACTTTTGGTGTTAAATATGACACCAGAGATTGGGCAGAACAAGCTGAAAAAGAACAAGTTCCTGGTGAATTTATCAATTTTATTATTGAAAATAGCAATGAAATATTTGCTAATATAGATAATGCAGATAAAAACAAGGGGATGAATTCAATGCCAAGACAATGGTCAATGTTCTTCAATTCTTTATTAAATTTAAAAGGTAATTTTACATCTAAAGAGAGTCTGTATCAAATACAGCAGAATGGTAAATCCATTTTGAGACTTGATTATGTAAATATGTTTACTATGTTCTTACAATCTCCAGATTGGAATATCATAGATCCTTCTGAAATTTTTAATTCAAAGAAAGATGAAAAAGTTTTACTAGAAGAATTGAAACAATGTATTGGTGAGCTAGGAAGTAAAACAAATCCATATAAAGCTGCTCAAAGTGCTGTATTATCTATGAGAACAATAAATTATATTATTGCTCAAACAGTAGACAGTTCTTTTACAGATTTTATGGCAGATAGACTAGAATTGATTATTAATAAGAAAGTTTTCGGGGAAGATTTAAGTCTTAAGGTCTTAAGAGACTTATTTGCTTCAGATGAGAAGAAATATTCAAAACTCTTTCAAAGAGAATTTTTCAGAAAAGCACTTTTATCATGAGAAGATTAACTCATTATACTTATCAGAGTGATTGGGTATATGCATCAAGAGGTGAAGATGAATTTGAAGCAATAGAACATACACCTAAACAAGTATTTGATATACCAAATAATTACAGAGTATATTTCTCTAAGAATGTAGCCTTTAATAGGGCTACATTCAGAGAATATGCTAGAAAAAAGAATTTATCTATTGTTAGAAATATAGATAAAGCTAATATTTATGTAGATAAATTAGAAACATATAATTTAGAAAAAAGAAAGAAAGTTACTATTAAAGATGTAGATTATTGGGTTCCAGAAGATAATACCACTAAATTTAGCGATAATTGTATAGTACAAGATTGTTTTACATCAAAATCTGAAGAATATATAACATACAATATACCTATGATTGATGCTACTGATTTATACCAATTATGTAATGAAACTAAAATATTAGATTATAAAGCTTATATAAACATAGAGACTTTTTTATCATCTGATGATGAGACTCATTTTAATATGGGTGCACAAATGTTAGTTACTTCATCTGGTTCTGAATTTTTTATTGCAAATTTATGGAAGAAGTATTATAGAAAATTTAAAGCTTCAAATTTAATCAACTCTATATCTTTTAGAACATTTATAGAAAGACATAATGATGCTTTCTGGATATCAAAAGTTAATTATAATACTGATTTAAATTTAGTAAATAATTTTATAAATAATAATAAAGAAGTATTGATATCTGAAGAATTAATGAGAAAATATATGGATGAGGTTATCTCTACTGTAATAAACTCAAACCATTTTGATCTTAAAGTTAGTATTGAATTACCAGAACATGAATTAATAAAATATGAAGAAAGACAAAGCATCAATAGGGAAGAGGAACAAGACCAAGGGGAGCAGTTACGAGAGGGAGATTACACTGATGTTGAAGGGGATGGGGATGCCCAAGACCAAGACATCCAGGTTGGCTTCCAAACTGTATGATAATTGTGGAATAGATCACTGGGGAGCAGTTATGAAAAATGGTAGACATATTCTTACTCAATGTAAGTCTGGATATAAAAACTCTAGACCAAGAGCTGATGAAGAATTTGAATATCAAATGAAGAATTTAAAAGAAAATTTACCAGAACACTCTTCAGAATTTAAAGGACTACAATTATTATTTCATAAAATAGATGGTTATAAACCTGAGCATCATCTTGTAACTATGAAGTATGAAGATTTTATTGAAATTTTTAAAGTATATACAAGTAATGTTAAGAGAGATTTGGAATAAATATAATGTATCTACAGTCTTTGTATTACCATTGTTTTGGGATATAACTATAAATGTAGTTTCATCAATTAAAGGAGGATTAATAATACCATTTGTTCAGTTAGCTATTGAATATGGTTTAGAGAATACATATCTATATAGAAATAACAGATTTGATGGTAATCTGTATCTGAAATTTAATAGAGATTATTTTTGTAGTAATAAACACCTAACTACTTCTCCTTATTATTCAATATGTGATTTATTAGTTGATTGTAAATATTTTAAATCCATTGAAATTATTGATAATAAAATCATTGTTGGATTAAGTATTCCAGATAGATTTTTAGCTGATATATTAATTGTTGAAAACAGTATTTATTCTAAATTATCTCCTAACTATAAAGAGGAGATTAAGTTGAAACAAGCTAGTGTACCAATTACCCCAAATAAATTGGCAATGTATATTTCTACTAAAAACTTAGGATACAGTATATCTACAAAAAATCCAAGGATAAAGACAGAATTAGAAAAAGAATTATCAATAAGAATAAATAAAGAAAATGAGTTTTATGAAAGATTTTCAGGTAAAAAAGAAGATTTTATGTTATGAAAAATTATTATAAACCTGTAAAATTAAGTAAAAATCAATCTATTATAATAAGAAGATTTCTAAAATATTTAGGTTTTAGTGTTTTTGAATTTATGAATTCTAATCTTACTATTAGCCTACATTCTTCTCATGATGTAACTGGAACTTCAAGAGATGCTAATCATTACTCATTTAATGAATTTATGAAAGAGTTATATGAAAGAAAAAGGACAAAATAATATGAAAGTATTAGGATTAACTAGAAACCAATCATTAGCTGTTAGAAAATTAATTAAATATATGGGTTATAATGTATTTCCATATGCGAATAGTAACTTAATTGTATCAAGAATTTCAGAAAAATACCATGTTAGTGGAATTAATGCACGTCCTACTAAAAAATATACAATTAATGAATTTTTAAAAGATTTAAATGAAAGGAAAAAAGTTTGATAGTGGAAAACCTCCAGTAACTCAATTTCTTAGACAATTTCCCAAAGCAATAGCATATTTATCAAAGTTATCAGAATATGGTCACAATAAATATGGAGAAGAAGAAGATAATGAGAAATGGGATAACTGGAAGAAAGTTGAGAATGGTAAGTTCAGATATGAACAAGCACTTGGTAGACATCTTTTAGAAGAGAATGGAGAAGTAGATGAGTCTGGGTTCTTACATATTGCTCATACTGCCTGGGACGCTATTGCTGCACTAGAATTAGAATTAAATGAGGTATAGAATATATGTAAAAATTGGTACCCTTAATATACTTGATGGTAAACACCTAATATGTTTTAATAAAAATGATGGACTTTGGTACCATCAGCTTAGAAAAGATGATTACTTAATATCTATGAAACCATACAAACATAAAGCAATCATAGGAGAAATCAATTATAATGGTCCAATTGATGAAGAAAAAATAGTAATACAATTAAATAAATTATTAAGATATAAACATGATCTTTAAAAATGTAAATTTCTATACTTTTAAACCATTAAGAGATAAAAGTATTAGATTAACTCTAGACACCCAAGAACTGAATAAAGAAGAAATGGGAGAATTATCTGAACTATATAAGAAGGGAGAAGTATCTTTAATTATATCTGATAATCCAGAAATGATTGAGAACGTTGAGAAATTAATGAATATTATAGAGAATAATCCAAGCATTCTTGAAAAGTTATACTAAGAAGTATTTAGATTTCGCATTAGAAAATTACAACAGGGATCCACATGAAATACTATGTGAGATCCCTGGATGTAATAAAAAAGCAGTAGATATACATCATATTTTGGGAAAAGGTAAATATCCTGAATTAAAAGATGATATTAATAATCTAATTGCATTATGTAGAGAACACCATGAAGAATTTGGACAAAAAAAACAATTTATTGAATATTTACAAAAAATTATAAATGAAAGGTAAAATTATTTGTTTTAATGATACCATATATGATGATTTTGATAAAATACCAGAAGATGACAGAGATAAATTATTAAACTGGTTTACATTAAATAAACATGAATTGGATGGTCATTATACTGAATTAGATTATGAAGAATTCCAAAAAGAATTTAACACAGGTATGACTGATGATTATGTTTTAATATTAATATTATGATAAGAAAAGATAAAATTATTAATGTAGAAAAGTTCATGAATAAAGTTAATGATAATTATGAATATAGAAAAGAACTTAAAATATTTGGGATAACAATAAGAAAATCTGGTATTTATGTTTTACCCATAGTTGCATCAGCTTATTTAAAAGATCCAAACCCTGAACTTAATATTATTGTTGACAATATAGTATATTATAAACCTCATGTAAGAATTAATGTTGGACAAGAGTATTTATATAAATATTTCAATACTGAAGAAGAACTAGATATTTGGATGGAAGATTTAAAATCTCCATCTGAATGGATTTAAACAATTATTATTTTAAATTGTAAGGTGAAGGGGAGTATCTAGCTCCCCTTTTTTTTAATAAATATCACTATGAGAAACTCAATTAGTATTTACATGTATCCACTATTCAGTAGTCATAATATGCTTCATTTAACATATTTTGATAAAGAATATCATATGACAAAAGGTTTTAATTATAATATGTTTAATTCTAAAACTACCTCATTACGTAATTGTTACAATTTTTATTTAAATATATTATATGATTAATAGTATTTCTAAGTTTTCTACATTTGGAAATTTATATGTAATATGGGAATTTTTACATTACCATAAAATTGCATATGGATATTCACTTTTCATATATAATGCAGGAAGTTTAAGATCAGTTTATACACACTATTTAATAAATAAAATTTAAATATGGAACTCATAGACATTTACAGAAAACCTAAACCTTTGATTAAAACAAAAGAAGGTTTATTTTTTGATCTTGAAGAATATGATCTTATCTACCCCATGATTAAACGTATATATAGATCATATATAAAACAATTATATAAATATTATAAATTATGATACTTAGGATTTCAATATGGTCTAATAAAAATGCCGCATATTCTTATCTTAATAATATTTTATTATTTACAGCATATTCTATAGATGGTAAAAAATTAAGACATTCTTATATTAAATATTTAAAAAGTACTCATGAAAAATAAGACACATGAAATTTTATATCCAGGTACATCAGTAAACTACTTAGTTTGGAATGATGTGGATGGATTGTATATTCAAAATACAAGTGCGCATCCTGTATGGGATATTAAATCTGCATATTTAGTATATTTAAATGATGATCATTATATAAATGAAGAAATGTAAAATTACTTGGACTAGTACTAGTTTTTATTTATTTACTTTATATGAACCCAAAGCTGGACAACATAGATTTCCAATTATTGAAGATTATACGTTAAACATCAGAAAAGTTTATTTTAGATATTTAAAATTAATATATGAAAAATAGAACATATCATTCACTTTATCACTCCCCAAAAAATGAATACAGTTGGATTAAAGGTATGCTTATATGTATTAAAGGAGAAAGTTTAAGAAATAGTTATTTATATTATATAAGTAAATTAATATGAGAAATCGCACTTATAAAGTATTAGTCCAGCACCCTTCAGATATAGATTTTAATAAAATTCCTAATTATTTTACGTACAATAATAGACTAAATTCAACAATCTGGTCAACAATAATGACTCCTATCCGAACACTATATGTTACTTATTTAGAATTATTAACAAAATATGAAGAATAATACAAATGTAAAAACACCAAATACCGCACCTCTTTATTTCAGCAGTGATATTGGAAGTATTATATATTATGGAGCAACACGTGGAACAGTAGAAAGCACAGAATTTTCTAAAAAATTATCAACAATATATATTAACATGTTAAATTATGAAAAATAAAACATATCTAGTATCTGCGATAACTAAGAGTTATACTTATTGGCATGCATTAACAGAAATTTTTTACGGGTCAGAATTTGATAAAAATAGACATCCAAAATATCCAACCTTCACTTTAAAAGAATGCTATATTAAAAAGTTGAATTATGAAAAATAGAACAGCTAAAGTTACCCATAATACCTTAGATTACTATCTTCTTATGAGAACGCCATATAGTGTTAATACATGTACAATGAAAGATCTAGATAATGTTTGGGACCTTAAGAAACTATATTTAATTTACATGTTATATATAAAGGTATAAAAAAATAAATACACATTTTATTAAATATTAAAAATATGAAAAATAGATTAAATGATGTGAAATATCTATATCAAGGTTATTATTACTTATATTATCCTACTATAATAAATAGGAGTTCTGAAATACTTGGTACCTATTATGTAGGATGTAGTTTAAAACAAGCATATTTAAAATACTTTTTATAAAAATTATGAAAAATCTTACTAAAAATGACTATATTATTGTTGGTAAATACTCTTATCGGTTATATTTTTGTAATATTTATCATGTTATGTATCCAGCTAATGATATGTCTAATTTAAAAAATATATGCATTAAATATATAAAAATTGAATATGAAAAACAAAACAAATAACTATGGTATTAGATTTCCATATTATTTTATTAATTATCCAGATTATATATATTATGGGACTATTAATGATTATGGGGACGGTGATGGATCCTTTCAAAAATATATTATTGACATTTATGTTATATATCTTAGAAAACTTTATGAAAAATAGAAGAGGATATTTATTAACTGTTAAAGAATATGAAAATTCTTGGTCTACATCAGTAAATGATTTATATTTTCATATATATACTGGTAATAGCATTTTGAAAAATCAATATTGTCATATAATAAAACTTTTTTATGAGAAATAAAACATTTATTATAGCTCCAAGTTATTATTATAATTATGCATTTTATTATTTTGGTGATATCTCAAAATTTAAAGACCATATTAATAACTTAAAACAGGTTTATATTCAGTTGATAATATCTAATTATGAATAGAAAAATTACTAAAATATATTATAATGATGATTTCCCCTTAAGATTAGCTTATATTATATTAATAAAAATATTATATGACAAACAAAACACAAAATAAAATTTCTCGGCTAATGTACAAGAATTTGGAATATAAAATTGCTAATTATTACTATTCTAATAAAAAAGAGATTTTGTGTACCCACTTAATGCCAATATGGAATTTAAAACATATTTATAAAAAGATATTAAATGAAAAATTATACACGGATATATGTTAATAAAAATGATATATATAGTATCTATTGGATACATTTGTCAAATAAACGTTTGTATTATGGTTCCACACGTGATTTACAAACTACTTTAAGATTAGTTTATATTAAAATTTTACAGTGTTATCATGTTAAATAGAACTAGAGGAGTATATGAAACTAATTATTCTTATTACATTGAGGATAATGCTATATGTTACATAGTATACTTCCACTTTGATAAACATAATGATGGAACAATGAAAACAAATTATCGTATTTATATAAAAATGAAATATGAAAAATTGCACTGAAACAAGATATACTACTATTTTTCCATATTATTTTTTTACTAAGGATACGGCATTATTATTGTATTATGGAACTCTAAATGAATATTCAGAAGATAGTCTATGGTTTAAAAAAAAAAAAAAAATATTGCTGAACTTTATAATATGTGTATTATGAATATTTATAAAAAATAGAATAAAAAAATATTCTTATAATTTATATACTAATTTTTGGTATGTAATTAATGAAGATTATATTAAAATAATATATACTTCTGTTCTAGTCAATGAATATAATGATTTATATAGAGAATATAAAATATACTTAATTAATAAATATGATGAATAGAACTTATAAAACTAATACTAATACTTTTGATTATGAGATATCGTATATTAGTTATATAAAATATTATACTATAATAACACTGACACTTAGATTAGAATCTAATAATCATTTTAATTTAAGATCACAATACTTATATT